TGATGCAAACAGTCAGTTTGGCCGTGGACTTGCCGACCTTAACAGCGTTCCCCGCAGCTTCCTGGAACTCCCCGAAAGTGGGCAGTTCATTCGCGGTGGGGAGGCTGATGCGAAGGACTTGGCGGCACTGCGGAAGCAGCTAAATAAGGGCAAGTTCGATGCGGAGAAGTGGCTAGACCAGCGGCTTCATGCGGTTGACGCTGGAGATATGGCGGCGATGCGTATCGCTCACGCTAGCTCGACTAAGACGCTTCCACAGGTTCTCAGTGAAGTTATCTACAACTCTTACTTGTCTGGCCCACGGTCTCAAACCGTCAACTTACTTGGCTCTTTGACCAACCTTTTCTTCGTCCCCCTTGAGAGGGCGATTGGTCACAGCTTGCGGGGCGATAGGAAAGCCATCACCGAAGTGAGGGGTATGCTGGAACAGTTTATGCAGATGAAAGATGCACTCAAGTTGGGGTATGTGGCGTACAGGCAAGGCTCTCCTCAACTTGATACGGCTGGCCGAGGAACTGTGGATGTCGATGGGTCTATCCGAGGGAAGACCTCTATTACGGAAACCCTGGCTGGTCCTGCACTTGACGATTCCAACAAAGCTCTTCGGGAAACGATTGATTGGCTGTGGAACCGAACGAATATGTTTACCCGTGCGATGGGCGGTACGGATGAGGCATTTAAACAAATCGTCTACCGTTCCCGTGTCATGGCTGACCTGTGGGAACAGGCGATGAACAACCAAGCTCTCGGCACGGTCGAGATGAAAGCGGAGTGGATTCAAAGAAACTTTGAAATCATGACCGCTAATGGGCAGTTCTACAGCGAAGGCCGCACCCTGAGCCTTGCGTTCAAGAGGGCGGAAGAGATTCTGCGGAAAGAGAACCCCGACATTGAACCCGCTAAGACTGACATTCGCCGCCTTGGGCGGGAGATGTTTGAGGGGACTGGGCGTTTTGCCAGCCACGGCCCCATGTGGGACGAAGGTCTAGGGGGCATTGCCCAACGCGCCCTTGACGCGGCTAGGGAAACGACCTTCACTACCCGTAACGCCGCCGAGAACGCCAACAACCCGCTCTCTCGCGGCCTCCAAAGGCTGGGTGAAAAGGGTCAGAAAGTCCTTACGCAGTCTGCACACCCTTGGATTCGGTCCCTGGTTGTCCCCTTTATCAACACTCCGACTAACTTGCTGACCTTCTTCCTAGATAGGACGGCGGGTGTCCCGTTTGAAGCCTACCGAATGGCTAAGTATGGCGTTCGGGAACAGATGGTTAAACGGATGGGCAAGGTCGAGGCCGAAAAGCTGATTGAGGACAACAAAGTCCTGAAGCGGATGTTTGACGAGTTCTCAGAAGAGGTCTTCAGTTCGCCTGAAGCCAGAGCGCAAGCCATCGGCAAGATGGTCACTGGCTCCGCCATCATGGCTTCTGTTGGAATCGCTGCTGCCGAAGGCGTTATCACTGGTGGTGGACCTAAGGACTACGAGCAGCGGAAGCTGTGGATGGATGCAGGACATCAACCGTACTCCATTAGGGTTGGCGACAAGTATTACAGCTACCGCCGCCTTGACCCGTGGGCTACCTTCCTCGGCGTCGCGGCTGACCTGATGGAGATTGAGCAGAACACTTACGGTGAACTCTCGGATGCCGAATCTAACGAAATCGGGTCGCTGGCTAAGGCTGCGGCCTTGGCGATGTTCCGCAACCTGGGCGAGAAGTCGTACCTTCAGGGCGCGATTCGCCTTGCTGGAGCGTTGGCTGCGCCAGAGCGGGAAGCGGAAAGCTGGCTGGAAGGTGCCGTGGGCGTAGGTGTCCCCAACCTGTTTAACCAGCTAAACGATGACCCCTACTTGAGGGAGATTCAGAGTCTAACAGACAAGCTCAAGTCTCGCACCCCTGGCCTTTCGGACACCTTGGCTCCACGGCGGAACATCTTCGGAGAGAAGATTAAGAAGCCGTCTTACGCTGGCTCTGGAATCTTTGAGGCACTATCGCCGTTCGCGTACAGCGAAGTGGAGAACGATATTGTCAAGAAAGAGCTTATCCGAGTCCAACATAACTTCTCCCCACCCCGCTCCATCAAGGAAGGGATGATTGACCTGCGGCAGTTTGAGAACGCCAGGGGCCAATCCGCCTACGATAGGTGGCAAGAGCTTCACGGCTCTGTCGTTATCAAGGGCCGAACTCTGAAAGAAGAACTAGAACGGCTCATTCAAAGCGCCGACTATCAGCGGATGCTGGATAGTTCCGACTCTGGACTGAACCCCAAGGTCGATGAACTAAAGAAGGTACTCCGCAAATATAGAGCGAGAGCGTACAAGCAACTTCTTGTGGAATACCCTGAACTTAATGCCGCTGAAAATCAAACTCGCGCTGAAAAGCAAGCGAATCGGGAAGGGTATAGTATGGACGCTATTCTGAACTACTAACTATGGCTTACTCCTATAAAACTTATTCTGGTACTGGCTCCCAGGTTGATTTCAACATCGCGTTTGACGATGAACCTGGAATCGACGGTAAGCCGTACCTTTCTAGCTCCCACATTGAGGTCTACCTAGACGCGGTCAAGCAGACCAGCGGCTACACGATTGACGAAACGAGCAGTCCTCCAAAGGTAACTTTTGATTCTGCTCCCTCGTCTACGGTGACCGTAAAAATCCAGCGTGTCACTCCGAAGACTGCGGGTGCGCGGGTGGTGGACTTCCAGGACGGCTCTATTCTGTCGGAGTCTGACCTGGATACTGCGGCTCTACAGAACCTGTACATCGCGCAAGAGGCGCAGGATGTGGGCGTTGGTGGCCTTCCGAAAACAACGGCTGGCACGGAGTGGACCGCTGGTGGTCTTCGGGTAACGGAGATTGCTGACCCTACGGACAACCAGGATGCCGCAACTCGCGCCTATGTTGACGCCATCTCGACCTGGGGTTCTACTGCGGCCCCTCAGGTGTGGGAGTTGACTGGGACTGGGTCCACCAACACCTTTACCCTGAGCAGCCCGACTCCTGCGGCGTCCATCAACGAGATGTTCGTGGTCTATGTTGACGGCATTGTTCAGGCTCCAACGGCTAACGACCTGACCACGGTTCGGGACTATCGGATTACGGAGACTGCGGGGGTCTACAGTCTGGTGTTTGAGGCGGATGCGTTCGGCTCTGGCGTTTCAAACCCCCCATCTGGCGCTGTTATCTACATCCAGAACTTTGGCTACGCCCGAAGCGTCTTCGATTCCCCGCTGACCTTGACTGCGGATGAGGCAACGGATACCCCGATGTCTCTGAAGGGTGCGTCTGGGCAGACTGCCAAGCTGCTGTCTATCAAGACCAGCGCCAACACCGAAGTTGCCTCTATTAATGTGGACGGCGACATCGCGGCTACGGACATCGCCTGCACCAATGTCACCGCAAGCGCCACCAGCGCCGCTAATGCTGTCACCTCGTCTACCACGGTGGTCGCTGGGACTGGCATGACGGCCACTACTGGCAACATCACGGCCACTACTGGTGACTTTGTCGCCACCGCTGGTGGCCTTACGGCCCCTGCGGGTCTGGTCAAGGCCAGCAAGATTGGCACTTATGGCATCGCCAGTAACCCTGGGGCTAACGAAGTCCGCGCCGTCACGCTGACCGCTGATGGAACCGTCAGTGCGGCTTCTGCCGACATCACGGGCAACCTTGACGCGGCCACGATTGTGACCACTGGTGACATTACGGTCGGCGGGGATGTGAATATGTCGGGTGGCCTGACGGGGCCAGGGACTATTTTTGCTCATGTTAGGTTCGTAGGTCGAAATTCGGCGGGAACCTGCACCCTACGGAGTAACCCCATTAATCGCAATGTTGCCAGCGTTGTTTACGAGAGCAGTGTAAATACTGGAGTAGATTCACAACACCACCACATTTACAAGGTCACCTTTGCCAGTAACCGCCCAGACGGGAAAACTCTGCACTACGCTATGTGCTTCCCACACATGACCACTGCAGTCAGCGGCACTGGGCCAGGATACCGTGTTTACGATTCCTTTGACGCGGCGTTCACTATCGCCAAGTACAACTGGATTGAGGTCCAAACGCAGACGGCCAACTCCCTGAAGCTGCACATCTCAGACGACCTCAACGGCGCAACAGACTTTTCCCTTATCGTTTTCTAATCCCCCCCTTTAGTCCCCCAACATCAACTAATACTTATGGCTATTACCGCTACTAATGTTCTCCGAACGCCAAACAAGTCGGTCACTAAGGTTGTCACGACTGGAACTGGACAGGTTTCGGAGGCTTACGACCTGACTGGAGTTCGCTCCCTGTTCATCGCTGGCACTGGAGCGAATGTCGTTGAGGCGTGGCTCCCCAATGTGAGCGATGCTGGTGTTATCAGCGTTCCTGCTCATGCCGCCGAGGAAGACCCTAACTACGAGATTACCGCTATCGTCGTGGGTTCGGGCTTGTCTGGCGACATTATCGAAGGGTCCAACACCTACCCTCTGTTTATCCCTGAACACGCGATGCCGCCCCACTGTTACTTTAAGTTTGCCGTGGCGGGTACTTATTACATCACCATCAACTACTCGTAACCAATGACTCAGGCTCAATCACGAATGATTGGGGACATTGCGCTGGGAACAGCCGCTGGAGAAGTCCCTATCCTGGACGGCAGCGGAAAGCTCCCCAGTGCTGTAGTCCCCACTCCCGTTGCAAATGCCAACGGCCTTCAAAGTATGCAGGTGTTTACTTCGTCGGGAACTTGGACGAAACCTGCTGGCATTTCCAAAGTCAAGGTCACCGTTGTTGGTGGCGGCGGTGGAGGTGGGGGTGGCACTAACGACCAGCTTGCTGGCGGTGGCGGTGGTGGCGGTGGTGCAGCCATTGAGATTATTGATGTCACTAGCATCACCTCTGAAACCGTCACGGTAGGCGCTGGAGGCGCTGGTGGGGCTTCTGGCTCTGGCGGCGGCGATGGCACTGATGGCTCTACTGGCGGCACTACCAGCTTTGGTAGCCACTGCTCTGCCACGGGAGGCGGCGGTGGCGGCGGTCACGATGCGGCCCCGAACGCGGCTGGCGTTGGCGCTGGTGGTGGCGTAGGCTCTAACGGCGACCTTAACTTTACTGGTGGAGCGGGGGGTAACGGTGTCGCAAGCGACGGCAGTGGGGGTGACTCCACTTCTGGTCAAGGCGGAGCGTCGTTCCTTGGCGGTGGGGGCGCGTCTGTCATGGCCGACACCGATGGCAACACTGGTGGTAACTATGGTGGCGGCGGCTCTGGCGCTCGTCACACGGGGACCACGGGTGGTGCTGGTGCTGGTGGCTGCGTTATTGTCGAGGAATACAAGTAACAAGTGGACGCTCGACAATGGAAGACCGAGAAATCTTGTTGGCTTTGGGTCGCTTAGAAGGCAAAGTCGATGCACTTATTGCGGCTTCTAAGGTCCACTCCGAGAATCTAACGGCCCACGACCAGCGCATCAGGGCGTTGGAATCTAGTAAATCGCTAATGCTTGGGGCTTGCAGTCTACTGGGGGCAGCAACTAGCTGGGTCGTGACTTACCTATCTCGATGAAGCGTTATCTTCTTCTCGCCGCTACGGCCACGCTGTTTAGTTGCTCTCTGCTCCCAGATGGGGGCTTTTTTGGAGGCTCAAACGACCCAAAAGAGCCAGCCCCCACGACAGCGGTGGGGGAAGTTCTGAACGAAACGACGGACCTGTTGGTGGAGTTCAGGTGGTGGATGCTGCTGGCGATTCTGTTCTTTCCTCAGGCGAGGGCGGCAGTATCGACCTTTATCCAGACCGTGTTCTCGGCCCTGACCGTGCCGTTTCAGATGGTCCGAGAGTGGCACAAAGCCAAAATGAAGAGCTAAACGCTCCTCTTTGGGCCGTTTTATATGTTACGGTCGGGCCAATGGTACTGCTGATTCTGGCTGTTAACGCTCGTCGTAAACGACGCAGTACGCTCTAGCAAAACACACACCCCACTCAGGCCCGTGGTCAAGGACAGTAAAACCAAACCCGTAGCACAGAGCGTGCGCCCACTCATGTATCAGGGTGTCTACCGCTCCGACCTCGTCAAGCTGGCTGCTGACCCTGATGTGGAAGAACTCACTTCCCTCTTTCCCCCGAAGCTCGCAACTCCCGTGTTCATTGGAGTTCTTGGGCCGAGTTACCCTGATTGGGTAGGGTAAAGGGCAACCAAATTGCAGCTTTTTTATGCACTGCTTAAAGTAAGAATCAGCCATGAATGAAAAAACTCAAAAACTCCTTGCCAATCTACACGAAATCGTGTGCGAGGAACTCCTAAACCGCATCATTTCTGACGAGGCGACCACAGGAGACATTGTAGCGGCTATCCGTCTCCTCAAGGATAACGGCATTACTAGCACTCCAGAGGCGTCAGAACCTTTGCGTGACCTAGCGAAGTCGGTTCCTTTCCGTGTTGTAGAGGATATGCGAGAGGTGAACTAAGTGTCTCCTAAGCTGGCCCCAGAGCTACAGGACTTTAGGAACTTCCTCTGGCTTGTGTGGGAGCATTTGAGGCTACCAGACCCCACCCCGATTCAATACGACATCTCTGAGTACCTACAGCACGGTCCCAAGCGCCGCATTATCTGCGCTTTCCGTGGAGTAGGGAAGTCTTACGCTACCTCTGCATACGCCTGTTGGCGTCTGTTGCTGGAACCAGACGATAAGATTCTGGTTGTCTCGGCCTCCAAGGAGCGGTCAGACGCTTTCTCGGTGTTCACCAAGCGCCTCATTTGGGAGATGCCTGTGTTGCAACACCTGAAGCCAACAGAGGACCAGAGGACATCTAATGTGGCTTTTGATGTTGGGCCAGCTAAAGCGGCACACTCTCCGTCCGTGAAATCGGTGGGCATCACGGGTCAGATGACTGGCTCCCGTGCTAACATCATCATCGCGGATGACATCGAAACGCCTTCTAACAGCGAAACACAACTTAAAAGAGATAAAATTTCCGAGTTAGTTAAGGAGTTCGATTCCATCCTAATCCCAGGTGGCGAAGCGATTTACCTGGGGACTCCTCAAATCGAAGCGTCTCTCTACAACGCTTTGACAGAGCGGGGATACCAGAAGCGCGTTTGGCCTTCTCTATTCCCCTCTCCCGCCCAGGCGGAGAAATACGCTGGGACTTTAGCTCCGTACATTGAGGAAAAGCTAGAGGAAGACCCCGACCTTGTTGGGAAGTCCACAGACCCCCTCAGGTTCTCTGATGATGACCTATTGGAACGCCAGTTGTCCTATGGTCGCACAGGGTTTGCCCTACAGTTCCAGCTAGACACCAGCCTAAGTGATGCCGATAGGTATCCCCTGAAGCTGTCTGACTTGGTGGTCATGGACCTGGACCCAGAGAAAGCTCCTGAGAAGGTCATCTGGTGTAACGACCCAGCCAAAGAGCTACGAGATGTCCCCAATGTGGGACTGACGGGTGACCGTATGTACCGCCCCTATGACACCGAAGGTGGATGGGCCAAATACGACGGCATCGTCATGTCCATTGACCCCTCTGGTCGAGGACGAGATGAGACGGCATATGCAGTCGTTGCCATCCTGTCGGGAACACTGTTTGTGTTGGACTGTGGGGGCTTTGATGGTGGCTTCGCCCCAGAGGTGCTTAGGAAGCTCGCTGAGAAGTCCAAGCAGTACAAGGTGAATGAGGTCATAGTCGAGTCCAACATGGGCGCAGGAGCCTTTACAGAGCTTCTGAAGCCACATTACCGTGAGGTCTACCCTGTGACCATCTCAGAGGTCTGGCACAGCAAGTCCAAAGAGGCCCGAATCTTGGACACCCTGGAGCCAGTATGGTCAAACCACAAGCTGATTATGGATGCCTCAATGGTCAGACGGGATTACGACAGCACCACCCACCTGCCACCTGAGAAAGCCCAAGCGTATCGCCTGATGTACCAAGCCACCCGTATCCAAAGGGTCAAGGGGGCGCTGCAACAGGATGACCGCTTGGATGCCCTGTCGATGGCCGTCGGTTACTGGGTGGAACAAACGGGTATTACGGTGGACGAAGGGATGGCTAAGAGGAAAGAGGAAGCCCTGGCAAAGGAACTGGAAGCCTTTGAAGCCCACGCCTTCGGACAGACACCACAAAGAGATGGGTCTAACTGGCTGAAGCAAGGGCTGGGTTAGACAGCCTTTCCCTCAGAGCCACAGAAAGGGGCCGTGTAGGCCCGATAAGCCAAAAACCCTGTTCCCTATAGGGTGACCTGAAGAAGCCGTTAGGAGGGCTTAGGAGACGCCTGAGCGATAGACCCCCCTTTGGGGACGACGCCCGTTAAGGAGACAGGATTGAGGGGGTTATCATCCCCCGATATGGCGACACCCTAACTGCTTATCTGTAAGGGGTTTATAAAAAGTGGTCATATAGAGGTAAGGAAGAATCTGTATATAGATATACATAAAGTTTATATAAAGTAAACTTAAGACATGATTATCATGAATGATTATCATTCATATCATGAATGATTAGAATGTATAAAGTCTATATAAAGTAGACATAAAGTAGACTTTAGATGACTTTATATGGGGATTACCATCCCCTCATATGAAGATTCACTTATGGGTGACTGTAAGTGAACGACAGGATTACTTAAGGTGTAATGCTGTGTTTAAGGTTTCGTTCATTTTTGGTGTGGTTAGGTCGGTTGCTCTACTCCTCCTCCCTGGGGTAACTGATTTATTCGGTAAGAGGGGTCGTGTTCTCTAGGCTCGGCCCCTTTTACTTTTGGTGAAGGCGTTTTTGTTGGAAATTTTTAAGCGGGTAAATATATAGCGCGGAGCGAACAACCCCCCCGATGGGGGTCGGTCTTCCTGCGCGCATGATGCGCGGGCGCAAAATGCCCGACTATCCTTTATAAACCGAAAAAACTGCCGTTCTTCGCTCGACTACCTCGGTCGTCGGGACGGCATCCGCCACAGTCCGCGCCACAGGCTGACGGGGGGACGGTCTAAGCGCCTATAGCGTAGCGGCCTTGGCCTGTCAAGCACTGGACCGACAATCCTGTGCGCCCTGGTCCTGCCCTGGTCCTGCCCTGGTCCTGCCCTGGTCCTGCCCTGCCGTACAGCCGGAAAAGCGTGTAAACATGGCCTCCCGTAGGTTTTTTGGGGCTTAGAACGCACTGAGGGCAGTTTCACGGATTACCAGGATATTTTGAGGTTAAAGGCCTTCCCGCTAGCCGAAGGTATTCATGTGGGTCAACGAGACCCCGCCGCCCAGCGGCGCCGCTCTTTAAAAACCAGTAGGCTCAGCACTCCCTGCGGGGACTCCACGGAGCTAGTCGCTACCCATGAACAAGGTAGCTAGGCTAGGGTGAGAGCTTGAACCGACGATGCGTAGGCACTCGCCGCTAGGCGAGCCGCTACGGGGGGAACCCCGCAGTGCTGCGCACTTGGAAGGGGGTCTAGGTTACCTGCCGCTACTGCGGAAGCGCCTAGTCCACCGCTAGCTCAGACCCCTAGCCAAACAGCTAGGTGCGCCAACGGCAAGCGTTTACACGCTACCCAAGCTACACTCACTAGCGGTGTAGTGATTCTCGCGAGAGAGAGAGGGAGTCCGAGAGCGGCAAACGGTAACTAGGCGACTGCCTGGGGAGTAGGTAGCACTACCTTCGGGGTGACGAGTCGCCTAGGCTAGACAAGGCGAAACACCGCCAACGCACACGCACTAAAAGCAAGCTAACAGCCTAGCTTAGGTCTTCCTTCCTGGCATCCGAACCAGGGACCACACTCCCGTAGGAGTGCGGTCGAGCGACAGTCTCAGCTTGAACCCGGCGAAACTCCGAGTCCTCAGTGGACGCGAGTGCAGGACGGTGTAGGTAGGAACCTTGGCAGTCCTACCCTGACGAGCTAGCCAACCACACACAACCACACGCAACCACAACCACACCAACCATGACCGAATTACCACTAGATTCTATTCTCTCGCATCCGTTCGCTTGGCCTGGAGGCTATGAGCGGTTCCTAGTCACCGATGATGGCGGCTGTATCTGCCACAAGTGCGCGAAGGCGGAGAAGGAGTTAATCAAGAACGCAACTCCCGGCGACGGATGGCACGCCGTCGGCATCGGATGCGCCGCCGAAATCGACGGTCCAAGCCACTGTGACCATTGTCATCACGCGATTGTCGAATGCTGGCAGTGCGAAGACGACGCTTGCCGAGGATGCACCGAGTAGGCAAGCCGACTACACCACACCCAACCACACACAACCACACCAACCACAGCCAACCCCCACAACCACACACGCAACCACACCCAACCACACGCACACAAAATGCACCACCACGCAACCCGAGAATCCTGGCTTATCGAAGCCGCCGAACACCTAACGCCGCTCATCCTGGAGGCAGGAGGGCCGGAGTTTAAACAGCCACTTGTCTCCGTCGGTCTTCCGTCGGGCCGAGGTGGGAAGAATCAAGCCATCGGTCAATGCTGGTCGGCTGCTTGCTCCGACGATAAAGAGCGGAGCCACATCTTCGTATCGCCGACGCTTGACAACCCGACGCGAGTTCTCGATGTCCTGGCACATGAGCTAATCCATAGCTCCGTGGGCGTCGAACACGGACACAAGGCCCCCTTCCGAAAGGTCGCTGTGGCCCTCGGCCTGGAGGGAAAGATGACCGCTACGGTCGCCGGACCTGAGCTACAGGCCAAGCTAGAGAAACTCGCGGAGACTCTCGGCGACTACCCACACGCCAAGCTCGACCCGAGGTCAGGCCGGAAGAAGCAGACGACGCGGATGCTGAAACTGGAGTGTCCGTCTTGCGGCGCGGTCGCTCGCATCAGCCGCAAGTGGGCCGATACGGTAACGCTGAACTGCGACTGCGGCCTGGACGGCTGCACCCCCATGGAACTGGCATAGCGTTTACACGCACCCAACCCAACCCCCACACCACACACACGCACCCAACCCAACACACCGCACCATGAAAACCATCCACACCGAACACACCACCAACGGCAGCCGATACACCTACGACTTCAGTCTGTCGTCTACCCAATGGGCGCAGCTTGACACGCCGCAGGATGCCAGCTATTACGGCGTATGGGTCAACCCCTTCCGGCTGCGCGTCCTGACCTATGTCGAGGGCGACAGCACCGTGCTTCAAGCGGAATCCAAGGCCGACCTGACCGCATACCTCCGCCGACTGGAAGACTACTACAAAGAGGGCGACCGAGAGCTACCGAAAATCGACCCTGGATTCGACGACAGTCTCCGCGCCGAGTTTGTGCGCCTTGGCCTGGAGGACATGATTCACTAGCGCAGCGTTTACACGCACCCAACCCCCACACCCAACCACACACAACCACACACAACCACAACCCACACCGTTTACACAGCACCAACCATGAACATCAATCGCACCGTTGAAGATTTGGTTCCAGGAATGCCGGACCGCGAAGTCCTCGTCCAGATGCCGCCTGCGCTCGGGGGCGCGCTCCCTGGGGAACGGTTCCAGGCGACCCTGGTAAACGGGGTCTCGCTGCGGACGCAGGACGGGCGCAGGCTGGCCGTTACGGGCGCGGCAGGCGACGATTATGTCATCGTTAGCTGCTTCCTCGGGGGCAACCTCGTCCAGGCTGGCCGGAAGGCGTTCATCTCCTGGCCGGAATAACCTACCAACCACACCCAACCACACACAACCACACACCCAACCATGACTGAACCCACCTTTGACCCTTGCTGCAACTGTGGCAGAGATACCTTCATCCGACGCGGGGAACTGTTCTGCGACCGCCCTAGCTGCCGGACGGGGCAGGAGACTGCCGCCACCACCCCCGACGAAGCATCCACCAAGGCCGCAGAAGCCCTTGAAGCTCTGTCCGATTCCCTCAACCGCGATAACCTCGTGGAGGAGTGCTGGAGCATCCGTGGGATGGCCGATGCCCTAGTCGGACACAGCGAGCCGACCATGGACGCCGACCATCTCTACTCCGCCGACTACTGGCGCGGCTTCAGGGCCGTCCAGGCTGCGCTCTCCTCCTCCTAACCAACCACACACAACCCAACCACACACAACCACACGCACACCATGTCCCATCCTGACCTGCCCCGAAGCATCGAGACCAGTCCCATCGAGGATTTGGAAGCACTCTTTGTCAAGCTTGACGGCCCCGCCATCTTCGACGAAATCAGCGCCCCCGAGCATGATGCCGACGAAGGCGAGCAACGCGCCTATCGGGAAGAAATCGAAGCAGCCCTCTACGAACTGCTTAACTAACCACACCACAACCACCACCACCCACAACCCACACCGTTTACACACAACCATGAACGACACCACCACCCTGACCGCCGCCGACCTGAAGTTCAACCCCGAAGCGAAGGACTGGCACGGCGACTCCATCGAGCGCTTTAACCAGCTGCATGAGATTAACCAGACTGGCATCCTCAACAACCTCAGTCAGTTCTTCTCCTCCCTTCAGGAGTTCAGCGTCACCGAGCCTTCCTTCCTGCCCTTCGACCTGGAAATCACCAAGACTCGGCTTGACATCCCGAACAACTGGTGTGGCGTCTCCACGCGGTTCACTTTCACCCTCGACGGCAGGGAGGCCTTCTACATGCCGGTCATCGCTTGGGGGACGCCCTCTCTCAAAGCCGAGGTCTGGCTCGACGGCGCCTGGAAGAAGTTCCACTGCCGCGACTCCTCGGATGAGAAGAAGTACGCGAGCTTCATCAAGCGCCTGACGAAGGCCCTTATCCAGGCCCAAGTAAAGTTCACCGAGAAGCAGGCCGCGAAGCGTAAGTCCGCCGAGGTCGACGAGGCCTTCCGCAAGACCGAGCGTTACCGGCTGGAGCGTGAGGGCATCAAGATGCAGAAAGCCGTCACCCGCCTCGGCCAGCGCATGGACCGCGAGCTAAAGGACAGCACTGGTATCGACTTCGTCTGGCGCCGCAGCACCTGCTACCTTCGCTGCTCCCAGGACACCATTCAATTCGGTGACGATGAGAGGGCGATTGACAGGACGATTGATTACGACTTCGGCGTCGACCTCCGCGACGCCAACCTCAACCTGCTGGAGAAGGCGCTGCCCATCATCAAGCGCTACGAGACCTGGGTCCGTCAGTACTTCGCCGGCTTCCGCGTCAACGCCGAGCGCCTCGCCGAACTCCCCTCCCGCGCCGACCTGCGCAAGCTCCGCTCCTAACCCACACCGCCACCACCACCACCTCAGAAACATGACCACCATCACCACCGCTGACGCATTTGAAATCGGCGTGCAGTCCGCCGCTGAATACGAGGGCAACCTCGACGAGGTAGACGGCCTCATGGCCGCGACCGAGGAACTGACCCAGGCGCGCCTGACCCCGAACTTCTCCCCGTGGTACGCCGCCCCCCTAGCCAGGGATGGCCGCGGCGACCTCCTCGCCGCCTTCGAAGACGGCTGGAACCACTGGGTCACCGAAGTCCACGAGCGATTCTAACCACCACCACCACACACCACCACACAGACAGAACCAGAAGAAGAATGACTTGGCGCTGGCTCACCCCTAACACTACCCGACAAGCCTTCCAGTTCAGCATCTACTGCTTCAACTATGTCGGCATCACAATCATGCTCGCTGGCTGGGGCTTCATGCTCTACTACAATCGCCAACCATGAAGAAACCCACCACCTCTGACCTCAAGGATGGATTGTGCTGCGCCGCCACCGCTGTGCTGCTGCTGGCTATCCTCATCCTCTTTCCTTCCACCTAACCACCAACCAAAGATGACCGAAATCACCACCACTGACAACGCTGCGTTTACACAGGGCTACCTGTTGACCTCCTCTGGCAACCAAGTCGAGATGCCTGAGCCAGCCAATGACGATGGAACCTACAGCCTCCAGCAACTGCAAGAAGCTGTGGGTGGCTACATCGAAATCCTTACCCCTGTCAGCGAACTGCCTGGGACTGTCGTGCTTGGCAACGAAGAGGGGCTTCAGAAACGGTTGCCCCTGAACTTGGCAGCTTCAACCTTGTGCGGCTTTCCTGTTGTCGGTAACATTGCCGTCGTGCCAGCTAGTACCGTCCAATGAAAACTTTCTACGGCGTCGATTGTCAAACCTGTGGCGACACTGGGATTGCAACCGAACTCCGCGACGAAGAAACCTTGATGGAGGTGCGTTGCTATCACTGCAACCGACGCCCGAAACTACCACCCAACTTCAAAAACATGAACCATTACCCCTTGTTTACACGGCCCACCAAGAGCAACCTTGAGGAGGCGGCAGCCCAACTAGGCGACCTGACCGAGCGCACCTATGAGTTGTCATGGGTGAACAGCAAACTTGTTCTGTTCCGTGAGGGCATCGCCGTCTCTCCTCCGTTCACCAAGAAAGAGATGGCTGCTTTTCTTCTGGCTTCCCTGACCTGCCTTCAGTCTGACGAAAGATGAGCAAGCTCATCGTCGTTACGGACCAAGGCACACGCTACCACCGCAGTGCGAAAATCCTGTCCCTTGACCCAAGCGAATACCAACTGCTGACTTCTGGCAACATTGGTCTAAGTCAGGTCTACGCTTTGGAAGAGTTCACGCTGGCCGACTTGCAAGGCGCAGTGAACCGCTACGAGGACGAAGAGGACAATCTGACGGAGGAAGACGAAGGCCATCGCAGCGATTGCTCCGATACTTCCTTCAAGGCCGTGGTCGGGGAGTTCTACTTCCACATCACCGCAATGCGAGGCGGCGCATTAATCCAAGTGCTGTACGCCAAGGATGACAGCATGGCGATGACGACCTTTCTTCCAAACCGCAAGGATGAAGGACAGCGATAACAAGCCGCCACGACTGGTGGCCTTAGCTGGCGCAGTGTGGCAAGTGGGCGACAAGACTTGTCGCATCCCTGTTGAGGATAAGGATGACCCGAGCAAAGGTGAGTGGGTCGAAGTTCCCCTGGTCCGCTGCGATGTCTGTCTTCAGGTTGCCCCAACTTCGCCATGTCCTGACTGCGAAGTAACTGACATCCACCTTTACCCTGAACGAGAGTGCGACATTTGTGGTGGACCGTACCGCGACCGTGCGAACATCTTGACTTGCTCGCAGTCTTGCTCTACCTTGAAGGCCAACACTCACAACGCGAACTTCCAATACCGAAAGTTCAAAAACCCTGACTAACTAACACACTCACACTTAGGAGGAAAGTGAACAAAACCATTACACCTAGAGGTAACAGTTGGGAGGCGACGGTTCGACATGAGTCTCTGCCTTCTGGCCGTCTTCGCCGCTCATTCCGATGCAAGTACACGGCGGAAGCCTGGGCATCCCAAGCTCTCGCGGATGTCCTGAACGGGAAGCCTGTTGACCTTCGCCGTCTCAAGGCTCCCGCACGGGGGAAGACCCTGGAGGAGGGCATCGCCCATGTTCTCAAGCACCGCTGGTCTGGCACAAAGTCTGAGCAGTCGCACCTACTGAACACTCACGCGCTGATTGACTTCTTCGGGGCCACCGCCAAGCTGGAGGACATCACCGAGGATAAGGTGGAAGACTTCACCCTTCACCTGCGAGAGCAAGGTAAGGCGGATGGAACCATCAACCGCAAACTGAGTTGCCTTTCGGTCATCTTGCGAGCGGCGTACAAGAGAGGGTGGATTGCCACTCGACCTGAGATAGGCCGACGCAAGGAGAAGCTGACCCGAATCAGTTACTACTCCAAGGCGGAGCAGCAGGAGATTACCAAGTGTTTCAACAGCATGGGTCTGCACCGCTATGCTGCCTTGTTTGGTTTCCTGTGCGACACGGGGCTTCGCATCTCCGAGGCACTGCGTTTACACTACTCGGACATTCGGCCCATCGATGGGGGAGACGATAAGTCTCGGCCAGCTATCTATGTCTACGAAAGTAAGCACAGCGATAGCCCACCTCGTGCCATCCCCCTGACCAACCGTGCGTTTCGTGCGGTGTACCCACAAAGCGAGTCAACCCCCAGTCTTCTTGACGGGATGGCTGGCCCATTCAGCGGCCTGACCAAGAGGAGTTGTCGCAGTGCGTGGGACAGGCTCCGCAAAGCCCTATGTAAACAAGGTCAGCCTGACTTTATCTGGCACACCTGTCGGCACACCTTCTGTTCCCTGCTGGTACAAGCTGGTGAAAGCCTAGCGGTGGTCAAAGAGTTGGCTGGACACAAGGACATTAGCACGACGCTTCGTTACGCACACCTTAGCCCACAGAACAAGCTGTCGGCCATCGACAAGCTGGAGACATGGACGAAGTAAAGCTAGAGAAGCTGGCTGTTGACAAAGCCAAGCAGCGGTATCGGGCTACGGTTAGCCACTACAAGGAGAACCGTGAGGAATGCGAGACGGCGGTCGGTCGCCTTGCCTTGGCAAACCTTTCCCCCTTCGTAGAGGAGGCGTTAGATAAGTGGAAGGTCAAGGCGGCAACCCAAGCTGGCAGAGGCCACGCTGCTTTCCCTTTGTTGGATGCGCTGCCTCTGGAAACCACGGCGTTGCTGATTAGTCGGGCCATCCTGAACTCGCTGTCTTCTGCCAAGAGCATCACCGCTTTACACATGGCGGTGGGTTCGGCGATAGCCCAAGAGCAAGCACTTGA